ATTCCAAGGCATAGGCTTGTTCAGTATTAAAAATGAAAGGAATGAGCCGTGGAACAGCTGTCCCATCCTTGACTTCTTTTATAAATTCAAACCCGGAACGATTAACCACGGGACCATGTGGCAAAGGATAGAAATTTGAACAGGTTTCCAGTCCTGTTTGGTAATGGTTGAGATCTATTCTCCCGAGCATTTCCGGGGTAATTTCACCCCCGCCAAATGACCTTTGGTACATTCTAGCCATTAGTTCCTCGCTTTAATGCCACTTGGCTCAAATGTCTTTTGGTTTAAATCAACTTTGCCTTGCTTCCCGGCATTGGCATCGATTGAAGATGCTTTCCCCAAAGTCCATGTATATTGTTCATATGCTGTCTTTTTTATTGCCGGGGTCCTTGTAATCGGGAGGGCTAGATAAGATGCCAAAAGCCATGACAAGGCATGCACAAATTCAGCCGGGTATTTGGTTGTATCGGTAACACGCGTCGTGTACCAAAGCTCTGCATCTTCCGTATCACAAAGAACAATAGTCCCATGCGTATCATGCCCTTCTATTTCAAACCTAATTGGGGTGTCGTAGTCTTCCGCGACAACTTGCCTGGCTACAAGATACGGATTTGGAATAGTAAACCAATATTCCCAACCCGAAGGAGCATCCCCAGATATAGCAGCTAATAACTGCCGGCGTTTAGCAAAACCCCAATTATGATCTGAAAGGCATTCATCCCTTGCTATCGGGTAATATTTGGCACATTGTGCCGCTTGGGATGAACCATCAGGGGGTGAGATGGCGGTTATTTCCGCGGCATCTCCTATGTGGCCTAAAGCCAGATTACAAATGTCAATTACGGAAGCCATCTACTTCTCCTGTTTATTTACTTTTTGTTTTGCTGCGAGACTTATTTTTTACTACAGGCGGATCTGCATCAGATGATTTTGCCCTAGATTCCCCTACTGGTTCTTCCCAGGCTTCTTTACCCGCAACAAGTATGTTGCCTGCGGCTTTGGTTCCTTTAACCTGAGACGTAAATGGCATTGCATCCTTTTCAACAATAGGATCATTTTCACCCCCCATCCAGGAACCCCTTTCGGATTCATCTTTAATTTCAAAAACTTCCCCCGCTCGCCGCCGTCGCGCATCGTAATACCCGACTTTCATGGCTTTGACTGTGATACCCATAAGTATCCCTCATATAAAAGGTGTAGCTCAAGGGGAAAGAAAGTCGGACACAACCCACTTAATGCCCACACTTTCAATCCCCATGAACCAGGAGGACCAACGCTTAAATAGCGTCGGCGTAAGATTGCCAGCTATATACTTCTTGATCTGATAAATAAGCATCTACCGTGATCGTTGGAGATGTACCTGCCAGAACGTATTCAGCGCCAATGTAACGAAGCACCCCAGTACTTGGGACGGCTATCGAAAAATTGTAGCCAGCTACCAGCGTACCCGCGACAATAGCGCGAGATGCCAGGACCGTACCTAAAGAAGTAGCGGCTCCAGTAGCTACGCCAAAGCTATACGTTTCATCGGCAGATGTAAAATCTGCTGCTACGACAACATTAAAGTGCATGTATAAAGGCCGACCGGCACCTACCTGCAAAGCAGTACCAGTCAAATCAATAACATTTGTTGAATCTGCAGAAGCAGTTAATGCTTGTGCGTTGGAACATTCCAACCGTGCGTCTACTAAGCTCATAGTATTTCCCCTAAAGAGAAGTTATTGTTTTCATTTTAGTTAATCTAAAGACCATCGCTAAGAAATGGTTGCTTCTGTAGCTGTCAGACTATCACACCGGCGAACAGGGATGCCATCAAATGACATAACGTGCTTGCCACCCACTTGCTCCATCATAAGATGAACATTTGTGGTATTTGCAATTTGCCGACGCAATATAGAACGAACTCCCCGGTTCATGTAAAAAGCCGGTTTGCCTTTAGATGCATTTGGTAACAACTCAATAGCTTGAGCCATCAAGTCAGTAACGTCAGCAGATGACCCAGATTTGTCAGCGGTCAAAGCAGACTGATCGATGTTGCAGATACGAACTACATATCTCCAGTCACGAACCGAAAGACCACAATCCCATCTGTAATGAGACCGATAGGCTTCCATTCGCCCAGAATTCGATCCTTCTGAAGCATCTTCAATAGTAACTTGCCCTTTATCACTAAATTGCAAGCCAGCCTTGGAACCTTTTGGATAAATGCCGTGGACGGTATCTTCGCCCCAACATATCAACCAAATGGAATTGTTATCTGATCCAGAACCACCACCTAAGATGATATTGTCAGCATTAGCTGGGCCAGAATTGTCATTAAAACGAGGGGCTAGGCCGGTAAATTCTTCCGGGGCGGTTCCTTCGTTTCCATAAAACAAGGTATCACTGAACTCTTGGCTCATTCCTTCCATATGGGCCCGATCTTCGGTCATTCTAAACGCCGCGGTATTTCCATTTAGATCCGCCAACGCCTTGTCAATTTCTGCATAGGCTTCCAGCATGCCAGTCGTATCTGTGACTTGCACGTTGGTTGCTTTGTTTGGCTGGACGCCCCCATACAATTTGCGCCATGTTGGTGCCGGGAGTCCCGCTCTAATCGTCGTACGGTGACCAGTAGGGAGATTTCCTTCTTTCCATACCATGTCATCCAATACTTCATTTGTTTCATTCAATATTTCTACAATCGTTGCGATTTTCCCATCTGGGTCAGTTGCCTTCGCAACATCCGCCAGGGTTGGGTTAATTACCGATAAAGTTGCCATTTTATTATCCCTTAAAAAGTTTTAATAGATATTATTTCATATCTGGATACATCGTTTTAGCCGCGGTTTTCTTTTGTTCCCTTGGCTTCATATCACCTTGCACAAAGTGATCCTCACTCATAGCCTGGTGTATACGATGAAAAACCCGAATCATAGCAGGATGGTTGCCCCACCCGGATTCATTCATAAGCACTTCAACCTCAGACATTTGCTGCCCCTTTAAAGGTCCGTCTGGATGAAGGATAGCTTTCCCACCCGTATCTACAGCCGGCTGCGAAAAACTATTCATAGCTTTCCTTGCACCCGCCATATTTTCAGATAGATCTGCTCCCCCAAATTCCTTATCTGCCATGGCCTGACTCGCCCATTCTTTTAAACGGCTTTCTTGTGCCGACTGAACCGAGTCATTATTCTTGGAGATAATATCAAAATGCTTATCTACCATTTTCTGTGCTTGGGATTGATCTAGATTAAACTCTTTCGCGAAGTCTTTGACCTCTGATAGTTGAGTGTCATCCATTACAAACCCATCTGGTATAGTAAAAGGTTCATATCCAGACTGTTCCGTTCCTTCTTCCGTCTCCGCCTGTGGCTTTGCCTGTTCCGGGCTTTCTTGGGGTTCGGTTTGTTCTGTCGCCTTGGATTCTTCCGTTGCGACTACTTCATCTTCTGCCATTACTGTCTCCTTATTCACTCAATTTTAATTTTAAAAGATCTGGTCTTGCTTCTGCTATTTCAGACATAATGCGCAAGCCAGCTTCCCGCATACCAAGTCTTTTATCCCGTTCAGAATTGTTAGTACCAGGAATGCTTAAAAAAACACAATGAAATTCTAATAATCCATCCATATATCTACGACCGTAAGCTGTTGCTAATATTTGGCGCAAGTCATCGAGTCGTTGATCTTTCTTTGACTTGCCTTCTTCTAACCTTTGTTCTCTCCTATCGCTCATAATTGCGTAAATTGGTTAGCTACTTCTTCCAAAGCGTTTCCTTCTCCAACATCAGTTTCACTTAATGTTTTAGCGGTTTTCGCGGCTTCTGGAATATTCGCCATCTGCTGCATCTGTGCTTGCTGTTCTGCTCGATCTTGTCGTATTAAAGCCACTTGTTCATTTGCTACGATTAAATCAGGGCGTATGCCCAGAATATTGCTATATTCATCTATCATTTTATCGGAATCTAATTTATCAAGCGCTTCTGGTTTTACAGCTGCTATCTGCCCCACCGTCCCAACCATTCTATCCAGCGAACCAATACCGACCGCTTTCTGCGCCTGCGCCAGCATTGAAACATATTCAATGTTAAGTTCCTGTCCTTCTAGCTCTTGCGGAGGGGTAGGCAGTAGCCCTTCTTCCAATGCCATCTGGAAGGTATTGTCAATTAGCGGGTCAAGCAACTCATTTTGATTGCGCTCCAATACAGGCCCCAAGACAAGTAGTTTTTCTTCGTGTCTTTCCTCTATTTCTCTTGCAGTAATCTGCCTTCTATCTGACAAGGCAATCATCTGGAAAAGGTCAACATGAAAGGATGAATTGATCCTGGCCCGTACATCCATTATGTCTTCCAATAAATGCTGTAGATTCAACTGGACTTCATACGCGGTACGAATTCCGCCCGTTGGGGCAGCAGGATCATAATAGCTAATTCCCCCAGGCAATACATCTTCGCTCCCCCTTAATGCTGTTGGAACTTGCAAAGGCGGGTCCGTTTGGTAATCAATGCACTTGGCTTTCTGTTTTTGGTTGTCTTGTAATTGCTTAATATCTCCCAGGCTAGTCATCCCAGGGCAATCAGAGCCATACACATCGCCTCCCCTAACATTCCATCGAGGAACCAATGCCGGGAACATATTAAACCCGGATTCCCTTAAAAAGTTTTCATCATCCGCATCTCTTTCTAAAAACGTAGACTCCCATGGCATGTTAATGTTATCCCTTTTGCCTACATCCCTTTCCATTCTTGGCTGTATGGCATGAACAATCGTAACCCATTCATCCAAAACGCCACGATCATAAAGGTTTTGTGTAGCTAAACTTACATTTTTCCGCCCAAACTCCTGAACTATCGGGCCTATCTGCATTTGGAATTCTCTATATATCGTATCTATTTTGTAGCGATTGTCCTGTGCTGCATAAAATTCCCCTACGGTCTGGGGGTAAAGCCGAACTAAATCTTCCCTATCACGAAACAACATTGCACAGCCAGTCCCAAATGTAGCCATTTCTTCATATAGCCCATGCAAAACCCTATAAACATTTGACCTTGAAAATATTTCCCTAATAACTTCAACTACATCATCAAGCCATACCTTTACAGGTTGGTATTGCATCATTTCCCTATCCGCCAATGCCAAGGTAAACCATTTCCTAGCCGGGGAGCTCATTCCAGCCATCATCCCGGCTGCCAACACCCCTAAAGCCCTGGTCCCGGTAGAATCATAAATATCCAGGTTTCTACGTTCACCCTTGTTACGATCCTCAAGAAAGTATCTGCCGCTTCTTGGTAAAATGTTATCAGTCAAATCTTTCCAATGAGAAACGTAACTTTCTCTTTCTAACTTCAAACGCCCAAGACGACGCGTATATTTCGCTTTCCTTCTAACATCTGTTAATGTTTCTATCATTTTATCCCCATTTACTTAGGCTAATAGCGAACCACCTAGATTAAGGTTTTCATCTCCAACGCCTTGGCTACCAGTTAATAGCGTTGGAGGAGTTGCCGCCCCGCTTCGCAACTTTGCGGATTTGACCATATTCGCCGTTTCCTTGTCAGCTTGCTTGGATACCTGTTGTACTTTTGATTTTGGCAAAGCAGCCATTTTTGGAGGCTTTGGAGCCATTGCCGCGGTTGCAAATGATGTAGCTGCCCCAATCGCACTACTAATCAACATTGCCGTGCCAACTTCTACACCCATATCAACCCCCTAAAATTGACTTGCCGGTTGTTAAAGAAGTGTCTCCAATGCCTTGGATGCCTGTTAATAAGGTGCCACCCGTACCGCCACCTACAGATCCAGATGCAGCCTGCGATGCCCCTCTTGTTTGACCTTGCTTTTGCCTGGCCGCCCGCATTGGTTGCTTGACGGGAGCTGGCATTGGAGCAGGCGCAGGGGCAGGGCTTGGCCCCCCCCCACACATTAAGACTGATAATAATTCAAGCATGTAATTAACCCCCTAATAATGTTTTTCTTCCCAGATTGCCTTCGTTAGTACTACCTATAAAATCCCTACGCGTGCTTTCTCCACCTAGCAAATCCGCCCTAGTATCTCTGCCTTTGTTTGATGAATCACTAGTTTGTCTTCTTCCGGGTAGTTTGCTAAATTTTTCCCCTCTTCTAGCCCTCATATTTTCTTCCCCAAATCCTTGAGGGTCATCTGCGGTAATGGGATATTTTCCTGCCCAAGTACACATATTTAGTCTACTCCTTATCGTTTTCCAGCCAAAGGGTTGTATGATCTTCTTTTTTTAGCCATTTCCCCCCGATGCGCAGCCATTCCTTTTGGAGCTACTGGATAGGCGAAAGTAAGGGCCAGGGCATCAGCAAGATCAGGAGAAGCCAATCCCCTTTTTTTCATGTCTTCTTTCTTTTCCAGTTGTATTTTGTTTGTTGGAGTAAACCCATATTCAACCCCAATCAAGTCATCAATCAATTCCTGGTCCCTTGGGATAGAGCCTCTTTGCAGCCATTCCCTCATATTGCCCCACATTTCAGCTCTCTTATTTTGGTATCTACCATCTTCAGCCTTGCCCCCAAAGTTGACTTCAATAACCGGGACATGGAGTTGATGCAGTCTATCTACAACACCTCCTCCCACACCACCGCCATCTACAAATACCGCGTCAGCCTGATGGGTTTTAACCGCTTCCGATACATAAGAAGCTAACTGCATGGTATCAACACCCCGGTAAGTCTGCCACTCAATAGTTTTTGCATCCCGCCCACGCCTATAACAAATAACGCTTTGATCGTCACCAAATCGGGCAACGTCCACGGCAATAATTAATGGTTCTTCCAGATAACATTTCGCTTCCCGCCTATATGCATCATCAACTAAATCCCCGGATATAAACTGCATGGAAGAAGCGGATGGGAACAATCCCCGGACCCTCACTTTACAAAAGTCAGAATCTTCCCCATAATCCGCCACCCACTCTTCCAGTTTGCGCTTGTCGGTCATCTTGCAGGTACGGGAATCTATCTGTCTTGTTACCCATCGATGCTTGAACTTGCCAAAGGATTCTCTAAATCTCCCTGTATTACGCGTTGGGTTCCCAAAGGTAAACCACATAGCACCGGGAGTCGTCATAGCCCCTTCTGAAACCTCATAAATACAATCAGGTATGGAACTTGCTTCATCATAGATTACCAATACTTCCCCATGCTGCCCCGCGAAGGCTTCTGAATTTCTTTCACTCCATGGAATTGCTGAGACGTACCAGGTTTCCGGCGATGAAACGTGATAGAACTTGGTAGCCGTCCATTCAAACCAGGGCTTAATGATGGATCTGGAATGCCACAAAGCGAGTTCCCTCCAGGTTTTGGTTTCAAGCTGCTGTTTCGTATTGGCAGTTACTACTCCGTTCAAATTCTTTCTACAGGCCATTTGATGTAGGATTAGCCATGCTGTTACAGCCCCTTTCCCAATTCCATGGCCTGATGCACAGGCGTGTTGGTAGCTTTTCCCTTCCCCTTCCCGAATATGCCGCCCAACATCTTTTAGCAAATCTTCTTGCCATGTATCCGGGCCTGTATGCCCTTCTAAATCCCCTTCCCCCCACGGGAAAACGTATTTAACGAAACCCAAAGGATCATCATGGAAGGATGCAATGTCCTCAACAAGATGATCCGCTGCTGTTTTTGTGGTCGCTACTGTCATTCTTTATCCCCCACTGGGAAACCACTAAATAGGCTACACGCCTCCGTAACATTTTGTTTGGCCTCTTCCTCTGTTAATTCTTCATCAGTCGCATTGGTAGGGGCCTCTAAACATTCCTTTTTCATTCGGAAGGTTTTACCAGACTCTAGCTTAATGCTTATATCTCCACCCTTATCTATAATATTCTTCAACTCCGCTATTCTTGTTAAATGGGATCTATTCATAAATCAATACCCTTTGGCTTAACATCTTCAATTTCTTTCTTGCCAGCGCGTCTTCTAGCGTTATTTATTTCTAAAATATTGACATGCATGTTCGCTATATTGTTCGTAGTCGTTTCTGGCTGACTTAACTTATGCCGATCATATTCCATCTTTAAGGCCTGCAGCTTTGGATGCATTTTCACCTTATACACAGTACCACTCCCATCCGCGGTATGCATAACGGTTATTTCCTGAGCTGCTTTCCAAAACTCTGTTGGAACCTGGTCGGGGGCTTTAAAAGAAAACTCCCTGGTATTAGGATCGTATTGCATCCCATCCATTACATTGGATGTTGCGATCGCTTTGACTTCGCGCATAGCCATTTCAGCTGTAAGTCCAATCTTTTCTTCTAGTTTGGCTGTCTTTTTATCTACTAACTCTTTAACCTTATCTTTACTTAACAGCCTAGAACCTTGCACTTCCGCTGTCCTTACACTATAACCCGCTCTAATCGCTGCCTGTTTCGCGTTCCTATCTATCAAATATTCGCTAACAAATAGTTTCTGCTTGCTTGTTAAGGTTTGCTTCTTCATTTCATCTTAGGTTTTTTGGGTTTTCTAGGTTTTCGTTTAATAGGAGGCCTGCCTTTCCTACTCCCATATGTTCCTGGACCTTGTGGCATCTTATTTCTCCTTATAAGTTTTCTTGCCTACCCAATGCCAAAGTTTATCCCCGGCGACTTGATAGGCTACTGGTTTATCTTTGGTTATATATTCATGCGAAAAAAACCCTACATGTGTAATCCATTTTAATTCATTATGTTTAGCTCGTACCACCGTTTTGCAGTTTTTGCTTTCACTCCAATCCAAAATTTCATACTTAAACCGTATACCAGGAAACGTAACCACCATAGACCTATCACGTTCTGGACCCCACGCCAGCATATTTTCAAATTTCGGGACGATTGGACTTTCTTGTGCCATCACGGTTATACTTAGAACCATCACCATAAGAAAGCCTCCGACCAAAAAACCCTTCTTGTGTTTCCAAGACATCATAATGTGGAGGCCTTAATTCTATTTTAATCAATTTTCCATTCTTGTCATAAGTCCGGCATTCATAATATTTGGGGTAATCGCCCTGCATGACTAATCATTGATAACTTTGATCTGGTTCTGATATTTGATCCGGGTTCTCTTTTCCAACACCCAGGCCTTCCCAATAGAATCTAGATCACAGCTGCGATAATCATATAGTCCATGATTCCCAAGAGGGGCAACGCATTTCGGGGTAGCCGGTTCCGCATAAATCTTACCGATCCCTGTCTTGCTTCCCGCGCAGGATACTAGGAGGCCCATTAGAATTGCCCAATTCATCCAAAATGCTATCCGTTTCAAGATCATGCTTTTCATCACTTTCATTGATTTTCTTTAATTTACTTAAATCATTTCTAACATTCGTTAAAGCCTCTGATCCTTTGCCTTGGCGATAGCACCAGTACCCGGCGCCAATTAACAGCCCCAACAAAATCAAAGTAGTAGTCATTACTTGTCATCCATGTTCTTATTTTTAAATACATTCATGCTTAAAAAATTCAATGCCTTTGAAACCATATCCATAAACTGGTTATTCTTCCAACGCGTTGGCATAGCCATGGTCACAGTATTGGCAAACATCACTATTTCACCTGCCTGTGCAACCATGTTTTGACTCATAAAAGCCGCTAATAGTTCCATTAGTTGTACTCCTCGATTATTTGAAGTATAAAATGCTCATTTCCTTTCAATCTTTCCATGAATTCAGTAAAACCCTGGGCGCTTCTTTCTACGCCACTAAAGCCGAATCCTTCTGCTACCAATATACACCCTTTTGTATCTTTTTTCGCGCTATTTCCTTTGTGGAATAGGATATGAGTTCTGTGGCCACTTTCAACATCTTTGACTTCGTACGTTTTGCCAAATCTAGGAGAATCAACACGGCTGGAAACATATATGCCTGGGGGGATACAACTTATATTAGGAGTGGTTTTGCCATCCTCTTGGAGAATGAGCGGAGGTTCGAGAGTTACGCAAAACGGTTCTTGGTCATCGAGTAAAACGCCGAAAGTGCCACGTTCCTCAGAAGTCGCTATTCGTTTTAGTTTTACAATCCTAGCTGGATCATTCATAACGATAATATCTTACCGTTACATTTCATGCTTTGACAACTATTCAGTCATACTTTTTCGTTTTGTATAAGCTGGTTTGTATTCTTCAAATGGGACACTATGAAAAATTGCCCTATGATTTACCCATCTTTGAAAGGCATTCTGGTAATAATCACTCTTGTCATATGCCATAACGAACGGATCTACCTCCCAAGACTTTAATGTTTCTACCCTTTCCCTATCTTCTTCCGGGGTTGAATTGAAGCCTATTAAAACAAAAAACTGCATCTGCCATGGCTTAATGCCAACATCAATACATCTTTTAAACCCGCGTTCTATTAACTTTTTATCTTTGAAAATGTCCCATGCGAACGTTACCTGCGGATATTTGAATTGAAGATTAAAAAATTTAACCTTTGCCAATGCATTAGCTTGGGTTTCAGTAATTGTCCTTATGTTCAAACCCTGGCTAAAACATACTTTAATCTTGCGATCCGCTAATTCAGAAAATACGTCAAGGCAATCTGGATGCCCTAGAAAATCATCATCAAGCAATACCAATCTATCTTCCCCTTTGGGGTTACTAAGCAACTCCCTAATACTTAGATTGACTCTTGGCTTCCCATCCTTTTGAGGCACGACGCAAAACTCACAAGAAAGCCTACAACCTCTTTCACTAAAGCCTATATGGTTCTTGTAATCTGGATACAAAAACCACGCCTGATTGTAATTTGCACTATTCATTTCTTCTGGCAATTTGCTATCCCAGGCAAACCCAGTTCCCCCTCGTATTACATAATCTGGCAGATCATAACAATCAGTAAATCCAAATATCTTGCTTGCATAAACTTTGTCATATGGGAACAAAGGACCTGTCCAATGCTCTACATCATCCCCAAGCGCCTTGTGATAAGCGGCAATCTGCATCAAAGCGAGGTTGGGCAGTTTGCCATCCATATGTACTAAGCCTATTTTTTTCATTCCTGTTTGCCCCTCTTTTGCCCTAACCACTTATCACAGGTTTCACAAAAATACATTACCCTTCTGCGAGTTTTAACCTTTTTTACTTCATGTCCCTTGTGTTCTTTTTTTAATATGACTTTAATTGGTTTATTTGGTGTGTAAACTAAAGGGTGATTGCCTAAAATGTTTTCTTTCATTTTCCTTCTACCATCCTTTCCCACAAGACCCGGAAAGCAATAGCTCCAGTAAGCGGGACGACTCCGTTACCCAGGCATTGTAATCTTTCATTTCTATCTTCTTGACACTCGACCAACCAATCGGATGCCCCATCAACCACTCGACGAATCTGGGGTTCAGCCGTTTCTTTTCCTTTGGCGTTTCCCCCATCATTTTCCTGCTGAGATCCGCATTCGTTAGCGTTGATCTGATTTTCTCTTGGTTCGCTACATCCCTCCCCGCTACCTGATCTAATGTTACCGGGGTAGCCCACCGCTGGGGCAAGGTCGGGTCGTTCGGTAAGGATTGTTTCCCAATGCTTTCTTTCATTTGGTCCTGGGGGCCAATAGGGGATTCGCATGATTCAAACTCCTTTGCTTGATGGGTTAGCATTCTTTGTGATTGTGGACAGGCGGCATCTTCCCTAGCCGCCGGGGTAAGCCATTTTGCTCCTGGCCCAGTAGGCCAGGCATCTACAACGCTTGGCAGATCACTACCATTCCAGTTTTCTGATGCCCTGCGTTCTTGGAAATCTGACTTTACAGGGGTAGGCCATTTTTTGGTAGTTAGTGATAGATTTTCGCTTACTAATTCCTTCCCCTCAGATTTCCGCTTTTCCATTCGCGCGTTATGGGATTCCACACTTTCATCCATCTCTAATGCCCGTGGAGTAGGCCAATTATTTGCTTCCGCTCTAGCAAGGGCAGCCCACTCCCCTGTCTTGTCTTCCAAGTTAAGCCCATGCGACCCCTTGCCATCATTTGAAATCCGTCTCCCAGTATCAGACATTCTAGCATTAGGATGTGGGGATTCCTGGGTTGTCGGGGTAGGCCAAGAGGAAAACTCTTTGGCGCTGATGGGAACTTCCCACTCCTGACGCTGAAAACATTCCCCATTGACAAGACAGCCCGATTTTGGAAAATTCTCCGAGAACAATGCCCATTGCCCCGTTATCCAGCAAGCCTGAGACGTTCTCCACGAAGACGTATCGGGGTCGTATTTCGCCAATAAGGCGGACGTATTCGTAGAAAAGCCCGGATCTGTTTCCTTTGACGATTCCTTCTTTTTTGCCTGCGACGGACAAGTCAGTACATGGAAATCCTCCAATGATTGTCGATACCTTTCCACGCCAAGGCTTGCCATCGAAGGATGTAATGTCGTCCCAAATAGGAGCTTCATCCAGGATCTTGTCTTCCATCTTTTTGCAGAGAGTGGCGACTGCATAGCTTTCCCGCTCGACATAAACCACAGTTTTACTGCCTGGGGCTGCCAATCTAACTGATTCGTCGAGTCCTCCAATTCCGCTAAAGAGGGAACAAATTGTTTGGGCAGGTATAACCACATTCTTAGTCTCCTATTTCAAGTTGAAGATATTTTTCTATGGCAGATTTTGCCTGTTCAAAACCATAACAAACGCAAGTTTCATAACCTTCCACCTTTAAACTAGCTAGCCACCAGTTTTGACTTGCTGTTGGCTTGTTCTTCCCATGTTTAAGTTCCAGAAACAAACCATGTTTGCCATTTTTCGGAACCGCAAGGAAACAATCCGGCACCCCGGCTTTGACTCCGCCGGATTTAAGTTTAGCCCCAACTGCCTTATGCCTATGACCCCCATTAGGTATTGCAAACAAAAGACTTAAATGTAAGTGCAGACGTTCCTTTTCTTTCGCCCAGTTGAACAATTTTACCTGTTCAATATGTTCGTAATCATTCCTTTGCCTTCGCATTTAAATCCCCTTTCCCTTGATTTTCTATGATGCACTTTTCGCTTATTGAAATATAATTGCGAGCATCACAATAATTATCTAAGTGGTTTGGGTCCCAAGCTGATCGTAAAACCTTCAACAATACTTGCTTTAACGCAGCTAGATGCCCCTCATTTATACTTTCCTGACCACTAGCTTCTGCAAATATATCTAAAAGTTGACACATTTGCCCGTAGGTTTGAAAAAAAAGCCTTGGGGGGCCATATTTTTCCATCCGATCTTCCATTATTTCTTCATCTTTCTTCATTATTTGCTTTCCTCCCTTTTTTGTTTTCACGAACTGAATTTCTACATACTTCCCCGCAATATCTTGCCTTACTTCCTTCTTCTATTTTTTTATGACACCATTCACAAAACCTTTCTTCTTTTGGAATCGTGCATAATCTCACCTGTAATTCCCTTAAACAGAACTTTTTGCCTTCAGTTATTCCAACATTTGTAGCTTGTGTTATCTTTTCCCCTGATGGAATATGGTGCAGGCATACCAACATTTTATAAATTGAATGTTCCTTTGTTTCCCACTTCAAGTCATCTTCTAAAACAGTTAATTCACCTTGAAGCTCTGTTTTCTTTAGTTTTATAGACCCCATGCTATTGTCCTATTTTAGCGACTAGGGCTTTAATTTTTCGCTGATTCTGATAGGCTTCTGGATCTGCCTCATATTCATCTCTTATTTTTTTTCTTTCCTTTTCTTCCAACAATTTCTTTTTCCCTTCTATTTCCTTTAATTTATTGGTTTTCTTGATCTTTCTGTTTTCTTCTACCCTTTCTCTAATCAATGCCGGAACATTGGTTCCAGGATAAAACTGGGTAACCCGGTTGCATATCTGCATGATAGCTTCTTCCAATTCACCAGTCTTCAGATCCCGAAGTAGACGGAACCATACTTCTAGCTGTTCTTCCGTTACATTTGGAAGCCCCGTCATTGATAACATTTGCATCCCCATCTTGAATTCCTTTCTTTCCATCCTTCGCCTCCCAGTTTTCTATGGTTTTTAGGTTTTTCCCCGCCAAGACTTCTTTCTTACCTCCTACTTTTTTTGCCGCGATCTTATCCCAATGCTTTCTTAAATTGTCTGGGGATAAGCATACCCTATGCCAAAATTCATCCTTGGCTACCCAGGAATACAATTCACGGATTTCCTTATCTGAATGCTTGTCCACTTCCCGCATCAACCGAATAGTATTAGCCCAATTTTTAAGGTTGGGATCTTTATGGTTAGGATGGAGGGACTTTCTCCAATTCAAAATATACCGGGCTGTTTCATAATCCGTAGAAGTATCTACTTCTTTATTCTTATTCTTATTCTTATTCTTATTCTTGCTTGTAAGTTGCTTGCTGGCTACTTGCAAGTTCTTTGTGTGATTATCCCTTATTTCCAACAACTTAGGGCATGAGATTTTTAAAAGATTATCAGAAGATTCTAAGTTTATTTTGAGTTTGTTTTCAGAATATTCTAAGAATGTTTCTAGTTTCTTTCGCTTTGCTTTTAAGAATGTTTGCCATTTGTTCCAAGAATATTCTGCATAACAGCGATCTGTTTTGTCCATTTGCTTTGCTATTGTTTCTAATAATTTCCACCATCTAGCATAGCCAATTAAGCCAAATTTTTCTTCCAACCCGGCAATAAATTCATCGTCTGACGAATCGGTATAGTGCTTGAACCATTTCATACTGTTCCCCTTTTTTTTGGGTATTTATATTCATACCGAGTACATGGGTTATTGCAAAATTTGCCACGGTTGGAATTCGGTTGGAAATTTTTACCACACATCACACAGTCTTTTCTTGGGATTGGGGTATTTATATATTCCCCATAAGGGCCATAGCCCTTGCAAGGGTTATTGCAATAAACCCTTCCAGGCGTACCCATATATATGGTCCCACATTCTCTACATTCTTTTTCTATCTTATTGTCTTTTTTCTTTTTTTTCTTCTTTTTTGCTACTGGTTTGTAACCGGGTCTTAATGGGTTTACCCCTATATCTTCCCAAATTTTTTTAGAAATTTCCAATTCTGATACCGTATATTTAAAAAATTCCATGCCACATTCACACTTTTTTACCACCCTAACTTCATGCATGGCTATTCCCTTAATAATTTATATTCAAACATTTGTCTTAACTGGGATTACGCATCTTCCAGTTACCGTGCAAACACGCTTTTCTGCTTCAACCAAGTAACCCTTTTTCTTCATCCCATTTACCCTGCCACTAACCGCATTAATCTGTATTTCCGCTTCCCTACTAATTTCCTGCAGTGTCATTGAAGGTTTCCCTATAAGAATCTTGTAAATTGCCAATTCCTGGTTCCCCAATACCCCGGATTCTTGCAAATCCCGGTAGGCATCAAGACTCGTTGCCCTAACCCCATTGACAAAGCCAACCATATCCCGCACTTGTTCTTCCCTGGTCCCCCCTTCTTTAAAAAGAGGGAGTTCGGGAAGGCTTGGGTCATCAATATAATGTCTGTTCTTCATGGCATAACCTCAGTTAAAATGGAATATCATCCTGTTCTTTCGTTTCGATCCCTTTTGGCATAAATGTAACACTTCCCGCAACAACCTGTATTTTGGTTTGTTTTTGTCCGGATTTGTTTTCCCATTCGCGTTGATTCAAATGTCCTTCTACCAGGCAAAGCGCCCCCTTTTTTAAGTATTGGTAGCAATTATCAGCCAATGTATTCCAACAAGTAATGTCCAAAAAACATACTTCATCTTCACCTTTTTTTCTATTTCTATTCACAGCTAAACCAAATTCACATAGGTTTGCCCCACTAGGGATTTCCTTTTTTTCCGGGTCACGCGTTAATCGACCCATCAATATTACCTTATTAAAGTTAGACATTTTTGCTCCTTTGAATGCTTGAGTTAATTGGGATAATTCGTATTCCTTTTATTTCTATCCGCCCATACTTGGCGATCACTACCTTCTTGATATTTGCAGCTACAGCCTTCCGCATTGTTTCATTCACCGGGATCAAATATTCATATGGAATTTGATCTTCTTTCCCCTTGATAATTTCAACATCCCAAGATGGCTTGATTGTGTTCTTGCCTTTAAGGGTAGGAATGGCTAATGGGGCTTCTGGCTGATCGATTAGTTCTTTTGCTGAATCAATAGCTACTTGCGGAACCCCTTGTTCTTCCATCTCAAAAATCATACGCTCATTTGCTTCTTTGTTTTTTTCTCTATTTTTCTTAATTTCTACTTCTAGAATTTCATCACGTTCCATTTCATAAGCGGCTATTTTATCGACAAGATGTTGGCAACCTTCATTAACTGGATCTAAGATTAATTTTTCCGCCTGTTGTATCTTTTCACGAAGATCCTTTACTTGTTGTTTGTAAGGTTCCAAACGTCTTTTAGCTTCTTTTCTAACAGCTGCCCCTTGCGAAATCTTTTCATGGGCCTGGCTCCAAGACGCGTCATCCTTGACATTCAAAGCAATACATTGAGCCTTCAATCTATCCCCTTGCATTTTTAATATTTCAGTATCTTCAACAATGTCTAATTCCATTAATTGTCCTCCATTTCTTCCAGTTCTTGCATTCCTTTGCGTTTAATTTCATTAGTAATAAATTGTTTTACGTCTTCTAATTCATATAATTTGATCTTGTGAGAACTTTCTATCCCCAATTCCCCCAACAGTTCTTTTGCTTGCTTCCCATTTAAACCCTTTTCCTTAGTTGCCCAGGTAATGAAATTCTGTCTATCTTCTTCAGAAAGATATATTGTATTTTCTGTTTTTTTAGGTTCTTCAGAGTCGGGCATAGGAGGGGTATTTATTTTGTTTTCCCCATCATCGTCAATTCTTGGAATAGCCAACAAGGATTCAATCCCGCCCCGTCTTGCATAAGTCTGCCCGGCAAGTGCTTTTTGAGGGCTCATGTTTTTTTCAACAACAATTTCAGTAAACGATCGCATAAACTCACCACTGGCATGCGTTACCTGGGTCACGACCCAATTTTTACCTTCCAATGGCATTGTCCCTTGCGTCAATATAATATCCTGGTCAAGCAAGGGTTCATTGCATGCTTCAATAAGATCTTCTGCCGTCGCATATGCACCCCAATTCCCCTTACCTTTTTTCTTAGCCCCTTCCATGTTTTTCCTAGCCTTAATCAGAGCTGAAGCAATCTTGCTACGCGTTTCACTATGAATGTCCATCTATTGATCCTCCCTTAAAAAGTTAATCATCATTAACTACTGAGCCTATCAAGGCAATTATTAAAGCCAAATTCCATCCACAATATGCCATCCAAAAAAAATCTACCCAGGTCATAGCCATCTCTCCCATCTAATTTTTGGGCTAGGCTTGGACTTTGCATTAATGGCAGCTTGATTCTTTGATTTCCAAACCCTCGCGCGTTTTTGTCTTAAAGTAATTTTAAAATTCGCAGCCTTATAATAAATTCCGCTTTCATCAGCCCTAGTATATGTAATAATCCTTTTATATCCCATTTCCCGCGCCTTCTTGCAAACCGCCCCTACCAACATTGAAGGAATGGGGGAAGCATGTATTGGGTTTTTCGTTGCCAATTCATAGTCGAATTCATCAAAATCTTCTTCACCAACAAAGCAAATCCGAGTGATTTCTAGCGTCTTGCCATCGTCTAAATGTCGGTTGATTGGTCGCCCGCATACAGCTATACCATTCAATACCCTATCTGGTTTGACTTCTACGATAAGCTGTCTAAGATCACCATTGATATGGACGTCTAGAACGCGTTGATCTAATTTTGCACTATAAAAAAGGTTATGGATGCCAGATTCCCAATCTTCATAGAATTCATCTTCATCCCAATCCCCTTCATAATCTCCCTTAATTGCAAAACGCCCCCGTATTTCATCTTCATTGTCAAAATCCCAATGATCCAATGATTCGTCTCTAAAAACAGCCAAGGTAAACTTGTGACCTTGTGGTTTGATATTGTGCTTGTGAAACTTATCTACAAGTTCCTGCGCTTTTCTTAATGGGTATTCTACTATTTCTATATTATTTGTAAGTAAAGTCATATTACCCGCCTTAAATTTTTCCTAAATTCAACTGGCAATAGCTTTCGTACCTTTGTCTGTATAGATACTATATCTTCAACAAGTACATCTAAACGCGTTGCTAGTTCATCTGCGTCCATGGATTCCGTTTTCACCAACTCAACCAACTGGTAAGTAATATCACGATTCGTTGGATGTGGATTGTATAAGGGTTGAAGGATTGACTGAATTTCATCTTCAAGCCCAGGTCCTTCTATTTGTTCATCATCTTCAGACAAAAGAAAATTTTTAACATAGCTCATTATCTATCTCCTTCTTTAGACCAATAACCATATACACATCGTTTTTATTATTCATTGTTAATTTTTATATTTATTGCTATAGATCCATCCATCCAGTTTTTGATTAATAATTTTATAGCTGCATTCATAGTTAAATCGTTTTCTATACATTTTATTTTAAATTCTTTTTGTACCCCTTCATTAAGTTTAACTGCTATTACTTTTAAATCTTTGTTTCGTTCTTTACTTCTTTCCCGATCCCACTTTCGGTATTCGTCTGTTTGATATGGTGTTTTCATTATCTATCTCCCAAGTTTTTATTACAATAATCACACGAACTTCCTTCATAATTGATTACTGAATGATGTAAATGTTTTGGCATACATGCTTTTTCCGCACACGCAGAATCACAAAAAATCTTCCAACCATCACGTCTTTTATTCTTCCATGGATTTGCAGCAACCCTTCCATTAATGGCTTGTGTTTTCATTATCTATCTCCCAAGTTTTAAGGGGGCAGCCAAGGCTCACCGATTAAGAACCTTGGCAACTAGAGAGGAGTCTAGTTTTGGATACCCCCCATGTTTATATTGAAACAGCCTTTTTGAATTGAACAAATGCTTCTGAAAAATCCAACTCATTCAAAATTACTTTTACTTCTTTGCAATCCCTCTTAACAACATCAATATGCTTTTGGGTAATAGCCTTGCAACCCTTCCAAGAAAACTCACCACATTTGCCATCATCTTTATTGATGACCAATACCTTGTTTTTCAAAAGTCGTTTTAATTGCTTAATCATTCTTTGATCTTCATAAATTTCCATGACAAGAATTTCATCATCATAATCATTTAGTGAATTATCAAATGAAGAATGCCATTGCCCCATTTGCTTAACCAAGGCATCAAAATCCTTACTTGCCCCTTTGATGTATTCCTTCATGGATTCTGTTTTTTGGTCATAATAAACCCAAGAAATTTCAATCATGCCACCATTGCCATCATCATAAACTTCGGCAACTTTTTTACCTTTGTAGCAAAGATCAAATCGAATTACATAACCATCATGCCCTTCCATTTCTTGACATTTCTTTGCTGAATAATCAGTTTTTAAAATTGTTTTTGCCATTTTGTTTCTCCCAAGTTTTAGTTAAAAAAAAAGGACCCGTCAGAAAAGGCTACTTGGGAGAAGGCGAGCCTGACGGGTCCTAAACTGTTGGGCGTAATCCAACAGGGTTGTCCTAAAATAGTTATTGTGATATTCCCAAGTAGCACTAAAACTAACTTTTATGGTTATATCACAAATATCAAAATTATGTCAAATTTATTTTTTATCTAGCAAATGGTTGAGAATTAAAGAGATATTATCATTAATATTATGAATATCATCTTTTGTAGCTATCCTTTCTTCTAACTGTGATAGGCGATCATTTAATACATCCTGGTTCCTAAATACCCTTTTTGTAATAAAGCCTCCTACTAAAGCCAAAGTCCCTATAAGCATTTCATTCAGTCGATCCATTGTCCTTGCCTTCAATCCTAATAGTTTTGATCTTATCTTGTTTTTGGTCTGCCAGGGAGTTTACTCTTAGGTGAACCCCGTTTAGTTTTTCAACTGTTTTGTCTAGATCCACTTTATATTCAGATCGTCCAATGGATGTTAGCCCTAATGTATCTACTTTTTTTTCTACATCATTAATCTTACTGCCTAGCTGTCTAACCGCTTCATTAATCTGGTCAGAATTGCATTTTTCCTTATCTAGAGCATCCAGTTTCCCTGAAAACTGCTTAAAAAAATATGCGAATATGGCTACAAAGATGGTCCAGGCGTCGTGTAAATAGTCATCCATTCATCATCAGCTGATTAGCCCGTTGGTTTTTGGAACCCAACACGCTGTGAGTAAAAGTAAGGTTAAAAATAAAACGATTATCTTTTGCATGAATCCCTCTAGGCCATAGCGTTAAAAAGTGTACCCTTGCCTGATTCTACCGAACCAATAGGAGCTAAACTTTCAGGCTCAGCTATTGATACATTACCCATGTCCGCAGGAGTTGTCGTTCCAGTAGATCCAGCAGGGGTAATTGCAGACTGGTTTAAATCCTGGAACGCAGGGGTGTCTAAAACATTTTGAACATCCATTTTTGAATTTACCTTGATAATTTCCATTATTGATATAAAGTTTTATTTAAACTACTCGCCACCCAATAAAATACACCCAACCAAAATAATATTGATAGAATGACTGACCACCTAATCATCTTTTACTGACGCTTTGCAGCTGCGTCTATGCAAGCCTGTCTCTTATCAGATGCAGTTTTTAAAACTACTTTCTTTTCATCTGCTGTACAACAATCATCAATTTGTGCTTCGATAGAACAGCACATACGGTGAGACTTATTCATTTCACAATTTTCTGTACGAATAAGAATTGTTAGACGATCCCTAAGTTGATAATCATTAACTTGTTTAATAACACTAATATCAACATCCAAACTAATTTTATCTGGTTGAGTATGACGATACGGCTCCAACTCGGCAGGCCATGCACCAGATGGAAGTGTTTTCAACATATTTGTATACATATCTATATTGTGTTGATATGAACAACACTCATGCTCTCTCAGAATAACTCCATCAGCTAGCATTTCAATTTTTTTATCTTTACTGATTGTTTCAGACATTTATTGTATCTCCTATAAGAATGATGTTATTGCCCCGTGATGAATACCACCGCTGGGGATTGTTCCGGGATTAGAATATTTACTACCCCAACCGTTTGAATAAGCATAAGCAAAAATATATGGGTTGCCTTGAGAACCAACTCAAACAAGTTCCCCGTCATCACTAAACCTTAACCAATTTCCCGTGTTTGCTGGAGGCGATGCTGGTGCAGACCTTTTTGTTCCGAATCCACTTGAATAAGGATAAGCAGCTACTCTAGGACTTGCATCCTCACCAAACGCGCATTCTGTTCCGTCATCATTAAAGTCACAAGATTGCATAGGCGATGAAGTTGGCGTTGAACTAGGCGCAGACCTTGCTGTACCCATACCTGATGCAGAAAAAGCCCAAGCATGAACTAAAGGAGTACTATCCGAACCCGCAATAACTTCAGTGTCATTATTATTAAAAGAACAACTTTGAGATGTATCACTTGCAGTAGAACTAGGATCACTATGTTTAGTTCCAAATGCCGAGCCAGTCCAAGGATATGTAGCTGCATAAGGAGTACCAGTACCAGTAAACATCAGGTAACCGTTAGTATTACCAAAAGCACAACCCCTTCCAGCAGTAAAACTTGGTGCTGATGCGGGATAAGATACCTGAGAACCCCAACCACTTGATGAAACAGCCCATACATCTGTACGCTCAGCAGTATCATATGCGTTTGTTGTAACCATATAATCATCATTAGGGCCAACCTCACCATCATACCCTTGAGTATGGTCCGATGTGGCACCAGTAAATCTAGTACCCCAACCACTAGTGCTTAAAGGAAAACCACCCCGCTCACTAAACATCGCGCTACTATCTGACAAGGCTGACGTATCTCTAGAAGCACCGTGTGCGCCAGTAGCACTTGAGTATACAGTTCCAAAACCCACACCTTTCTCCCACGGAACACCATATGGTGACGAAGAACCATTATCAGCGTCTGTGATAATTGTAATCATGCCTCCAGCAGCAACAGATCCACCCAAAATTAGTTGATGTATGCCCATTAGCTAATCCCCACTCCTGTTAAGACCCACTCCGTTGCAGCCACTTTCAATAAGTTGACAAGAGCAGGTGCTGTTATAGTGCGTGAACCTGTACTGTTATCAGGATACCAACGCAGTTCATCGCTTGTTATAGCTAAAGTAATTACACCAGCCCCATCCTGATTGACAATAGTTATTGCGGTTCCAACTTCATAAGCAACAGAACTATTGGCGGGAATAGTGAATGTCCTTGCCGAGGTATCAGCAGACGGATGCAAAATATGTTTTCCAGCATCGGCAATCACAAACGCCTCTGCTGCTGATAAACTGCGTTGAGGTATCTTACTAACGATCTCGCTCACACCAAGTACAGATGGGAACTTATCATCAGCGGTTCGTGTGACGTTCTCAGCACTAGTGGATTGTTCTACAAGACCAGCAGCAGAAGTTGTTGCTGCTGTAGCAGTTCCCACCAAAGCCTTGCCTGATGCCCTTGAGTAATTTACGCAAGTTACTACGTTGGATGCAGTTGAAACAAACTCAGCTACATCACCGGCAGCGGTAGTTATGTTTGCCCCACTAGGTAAATCAAGCGTACCCGCACCATGCGTCATAATTAATGCGCCAGCAAACTCTAAAAAGAAATGTCGATCTGCCGCTACCGTCATAGCAGAGAATCCAGTAGTTCCAGTACATATAAAATAATCACCTGTAGTTAAAATTACCGTTGGTGAAGCCGAGGCAATATCAGGCCCCTTTTGCATTTGAATATAATTTCCATTTGCATCTAAAAAACCTCCCAATGCCGGTGAACTATCTGCCGCTACTGAGGCGATACCTGTGTCAACATCTGTTGCCCAACCTAGATTTAAACTCCCATCTGTTTTTAAAAGCTGTCCAGCGGAGCCATCTGCCGCAGGCAACACGAAAGCTACACCGCCGGTTTTTTGAATTTTATCTACAACGATTGTAGAAGCCATGCCCTTTTACTCCTTTAAATAATTGTTAAAACGCCATTACCAGCGATTGTCCATACTGCCGTGCTTGTTACCGATATTGTTCCCATTAAAAACATATTTTTAGTTGATGCTGTAGTTGTTGTCGCATTACCAGAAATAGTGTTGTAATTAGCAAATGTTACGCCAGCCGTTGTAATATCTGATGCTTCAATTGAATCTACATAAGCCTTAATACTTTCAGAAGTTGCTAATTTAGTAGCACTAGCAGTTCCAAATGTATCGTCATCAATACAATCTGAAATATTAGCCGTAGTTGGGAAATCTATATTATTGCCATTTAAATCCAAATCACCGCCAAGTTGAGGAGTACTATCGTCTGCTACATTCATTATTCCTGCGGTTGCAGAAGTTACCGCTACAAATGTAGTTCCGTTATGTACTTTTAAAACATTATTTGTGGAATCGTACCAGAGGTCTCCTTCATTTGGAGAGCCAGGGGCGGAAGAAGCAATAGAATATGTATCTCCATAACTATTTATTGAAGATAAATTTGCAGCGCAAGTCGCCATATTCGTAACATTTGCGCTGGTTCCCAACGTGTTCATGTCTGAAACTACGTCCGCGGTCCCCAGGGTATTTAGGTCGCTAACTACATCAGCTGTGCCAAGGGTATTTAAATCAGTTACGACATCTGCCGTGCCTAAAATTGATAAATCCGTAACAACTGCCGAGGTTCCTAATAACCCCATAGCAGTCACATTTGCCGAAGTTCCTAGCAATCCCATAGCAGTCACATTAGCACTCGTCGCCAAGGTATTCATATCAGAAACCACGTCGGAAGTTGCAAGGGTGTTTAGGTCTGAAACCACGTCCGAGGTCGCCAACGTATTCATATCGCTCACCACATCAGCGGTTCCTAAAATTCCCATGTCAGTTACAACAGCTGAGGTTCCAAGTAAACCCATAGCTGTTACGTTTGCTGAAGTTCCCAAATGACCCATAGCTGTTACATTCGCTGAAGTTCCAAGTAAATCCATGTCAGTTACAATAGCTGACGTACCCAGTATCGCCATATCAGCCACGGCGTCAGCAGTTCCTAAACGGCCTATTTCTGTAGCTTTGGCCGCAACCGCTCCAATGTCTGCCCCATCTGCCGCGACTACTCCAATATCTGAAGCATCTGCCGCGACTGCCGATATATCGCTCGATATTCCGGCACAAGTCGTGACATTGCTGGCTATTCCAGCCACTGTCGTGACATTTGCTTGGATGCCAGAAACGGTATTAATATGTGTTTGGTCTGAACTTGTTGGCGTGGTTCTCACCCAGGCAGAGCCCGTATAGACCATCATTACATTATTGCTACTATTAAAATAAAGCGCTCCCGTAATAAGAGCGTCTCCATCATTATCGACACTAGGATCTCTTGACTTAGCCCCCAAAAACCTGTCATCAAAATTATCATAACTGGTCGCGGCTGCTGTAGCACTTGACGCACTCGCTGTTGCTGAAGATGCACTTGCAGTCGCGGAAGATGCACTTGCAGTCGCGGAAGATGCAGCAGCGGTCGCGGAAGCGGCTACCGTTGCAACCTGGTCAACATAATTATCCGTAGAAACGCCGACATTGCCATTTGCATCAAAAACAACTGCCTTGCTTGCTCTAAGGGTTTCTGTTGGGAGTTCAACCGTAGTCCCGGTTGAGTCTGATATGGGAATTTGAATGGATCTAGAAGTTTGTTCTTGAGCGCGTCTAGAAAGAATAGTATTACGATCTACCATGTCTTCAATGACATTTGGGAAGAAACCCCCGCCATTGACTATATCTGACGACTGCGTATACTCAGGTTCATTAACAATAACCAGCTTTTCCCCATTAGCTGGAGGCGTCCCCATAGTAACCGTACCGCCAGGATTATTGTCCTGGTTTGCATTGAGGCTAACCGTGTAATGAGTAGTCAAACTTTTAACCGATTCAACACCAGATGAATTGGTAAGAGTGACGGTTAAGTCATTCTGGCTAAATGTTTTAAATGTTATGGCAAATCCCGTAGTTGAGCCATTTCCTGCAAAAACCGAAGATTTGATTGCTTCTGTTGATATGGTCACCTTAAATCTCCATGCTTGAGGTTATATCTCCCTTCAATGATATACATTATCTTGAAAAGTGTCAATTTACTACTTATTCCTTAGAATACCCAAAAAGTGGGGCTGTTGGAATGTCTGTCTTCCCCGCCTGTAAATCCATAAAACCCGTTAGCGTTTTATCAATTTGCCCCGCGGGATAGTGAAATAGAATCCCCCCGGTTCGATTTAATGCCCTTATTGTTTTTTTAACATCTATATCTTCTTTCTGTAATTGCTGTGATAATCTCGCGGCATCTGAAAAAAACCGCGTTCCTGCTGGCCCTTGGTAGCCAAAGAAACCTTGCCCAAGTGAACTCAATTCACGGACTCCATATAACCCTCCAACAAGATAGCTCCAATGTTCTTTCGCTAACTTCCCGCCTACGCATGCCATATCTGTCCCAAAATCACACTCCCCTTTTAAAAAGGCCTCTCTCGCATACCAAGTTAATACTATTGGTATTGTATAAAGCATTAGCAGATCTACCCCTAACCGCCCTACGGCAAAGGGGTCTCGAACTACTTGAGTAGCTAATGAAACAGGGCCGGTTACCTTGGCTTTTTTTAATGAATCTAGGGTTAAATTATAGGTAACCTGGAAATAAGACATGAAATTAGTAAATAACTTTTTGATAGGACTGCCCCGCTGTACTTGTGCTAAATCCTTTATATGCCCAGAACCCTGGGAATCAATGACAGCTTGATCTGCCAATGCAATCGCCGTTTCATAGTCTAGGCCACTAGCTAATGCCTTTTCTTTTGCGCCAAACCATACCGGGGTATCTGCCATCAACTGGGCTTTAGCCATTACATAAAAATATGTTTCTGACATACTTTCTATAGGGAGCCCTATTTTTTTAAATAATTGCCTCTGCCCCTGGGACCAGAAGCCTTGCTTGAGAACCTTGTTTCTAATTTCACTAACTTCCCTGTTTAAGGTTTTAGCCCGGAGCCTCATAAATGAACTATCTGCATACATTTCCTTGACAGCGCTTTCCATCCCTACAGCCCCTCTGCCATAACGAAGTAGCCCTTTCATTACCCATAACGGGCCCACCTTCGCAATCCCCTGGGTAATACCAAATGGTTGAAGTAACGCAGTTCCAAGGTTCCACCCCATAGCAGAAATAGAAACCCCCGTTCTAAGATAATTGAACGCCTTTTCATGCCATTGAACGCCCTGGGTTTCCCCTACGGCTATATCTCTTAATGTATTTTTTATTACCCCTAGCCTTTCCCCACCCATATATTTTTGGATTACAGCAGGTAGTGAAAAGTTAGGACCTAAATCTGATTTGTGGTTTATTAGTTTATTTGTATTTACGAGAAATTCATGCCATGCGAGATCATGGACAACCTGCTCAACATGCTCAAAAATAACGCCAAAATCCAAGCGAATCGGCTTTTGCCCAGCAGCATCCATCCTGGCCTTGGTATGCCCTCTCTTGGTAGTTGCTCTGCCAATCGCCCCTTTTCTTGCCAAATCATAAAGTTCCGCTTCTTGTTGAGCGCCTGCTTCTTGGCTCAAGTCCTTGTCAAAAGTTATAGGGAAATAGCCTCCGCGCAGCTGACCGAATGGGGTCATTACTGGCAAGGCTTCAACTTTTTCCGGGGCTACACCAGTAATTCGCTTTTCCTTCGCTTCAATTTCGTCCCAATAGCTATCTATAAAATCCCATACCCCTTGCACAAATTTCCAATCACGAGCATCTAGCCCTTCCAAAACAATATCTACATGTTCATCTTTCCATCCAAACCCATCACGGACCCGGTTCCTATTATCCGCATTCCCCCAATTTAGGGCTACCATGATTCGTTCCATTTTGCTTATATCTACCCCCATGCCACCTTCTAAATCTGGGATGTTTGGAATATGCTTTCTTGCATAAAGCCTTTGGTTCGGGAGCATATTGTCCAGGGTTTCCGATGTAAGATAAGCAAATTCCGTAGCCTTGTATGCATTAAACAATTCCCCAAGGGTCACGGTCGCCTCTTCTTTTCTGTTGGCTTCCCAATCAGCACGATCATTCATCGGCCTAGTAATATATTTGAAGAAAGGCCCATTTTGCTCAAAACCATCTATTTCATGCCCGGTATTTGCCATCTTGCGATGTTCTGAAAAATATCCTAACTTTACTTTCCCCGGCTGATCTTGTGGTAAATTCCTAGATAGCTTTTTGATTTCTTTCTTGCTTTTCCTTTTCTGGTTATGCTTTTTGACTGAATCCCCAATTTCAATAGCCGCCGTTTCTACGCTTGCTTTTTCTTCTGCTAAAATTAGCCTGGTTTCATTTGATCCTAGATGATCTATGTTCTGGATAGCATCATTTAAACCACGGAGTTCTTCCATTGCAATAGTTCTATAATGCACTCGCTTTGTTTCATCTTGAAGGTTCGCTGGTATAACCGGGGTATTCCCCTTCGCTTCTTCTGCGGCTATCCACTTGGAAAGAATTTGCTGTTGTTCTATTTCCTTGTTAGTAGCACTTTTTCTAAGATCATACCGATTCAGCATTCGATCTATTTGGGCAGACGCATCAAACCCAATGCGTTTTCTCGCGGATTTACCATCCAGCCTATCAAAATACCTTAGAACACGATCTACTTCGCTAAGTGCCTGGGTTGCTTCCCTAGCAAAATAAAAATTTAAAATAGCCGCTCTTTTGTGATCGGCTGCTAAATTAAGATCCCCTTTGCCTATAGCCCTTTCCGCATTGCGGTTAGCCCGTCGTTCCGCCGCCATATAGTCATTTGGGCGAATGTCCATAATTCTCGTGCCGGCAATCTTGTCTTTTGCGTATTTTCTAGCAGATGCTGCTAAAACATTTCTAGCACCTACTTTTTTAGCCAAGACCTTCATTTCGGTATGCAGGACTCTAGCCCTCTGTTCCCCATGTAGGGCTTCTGTGATTGCGCGTGTCTTGGCTTCTTGGGAATTCATATCCCCAAATACTTCCAACATTTTCGCATCTGTTTCTTCTTCTACTACAACTCTCATATCCGGGGCGGCTACCAACTCCTGTATCATTTGGTCCCCCGAACTATACCCCAGGCCTCGCGCTATATGATCTGGGTTCCCGCCATGATCTTGGTCTGTCACCATTGCATACCTGCCTTTAAGCGGCAGTTGCTTCCATAATGCATCCTCCCCATTCCCATATTCTTCAATCAACGCCTGAAGTGATAATTTCCCCCCGGATTCGTTGTCAATATGAACAAGCCCTTCTTCTTCTGCCAAGAAGTTTTCATATGCTTCCGCAACATCCCATTCATCATTTTTAATAGAAACGCGCTTATTACCATTCAATTCATCTAGGAACCTATCTTCTAGATCCGTTGGGTCATATTTATCATTTTCATCTAACGGGAGATAACCATATCCCTCTTGAGACAACAAGACCCCCATATCATCAATGCTTTTGGGTCTCTTTTCTTTAGGCTTGCTAGGATCATCTTTCTTCCATACTGGGCGAGCAGCCCCAACCCCGGAACTTAACTTTGTCTGCGGGTCAATGCCCCAGGTGGCCACTACTTCATCCTTATTTAGCCCCCCTAGTTTGGCAATCGCCGTAAACAATGAATCTCGGGTCGGGTCTACAACATTAGGATTAATCTTTACCTTTGGACGTTTTTGTACCGGGGTACGCAAAAACTGCTTTGCCTTGTAAACTCTACGGTTAGCAACTTCCAACGTCGCTTCTTTTTTTAGTTCCGCCCTTCTTTCCCTTTGCGTTCTTTGGATATTTCTCAATACCCGCCCGCGTGCGCCTTCCATATATTTCATATCACGGAGCGCCCTGGCCTGCAGCATTTCGTCAGCTTCTTCTTCTTCGTCTACAATTTTAGCCTTATAGTCCACCCATTCTTCTTGGGTCATCCCGGCAGATTCCCTAGATTCCCATAATGGCTTAAAGCCTTCCGATTCTCTTGTTAATCTAATTTCTTCATCACTGGCAAGCATGCGATCAAATACGCCACGAACATCATCGCTTAGATCAACTTGGAGGCTTGTTAAGTTTTTATATAAAGCAACAAGCCAGCTTTTAAAGCGGCGGAACATATTTGTCAGATCCGCTGATGGAGCTCTGCCTTCAAAAAGATATGCTTCAAACGCCCTTGCAACGCGTTCATGCCCTTCCCGGCGGGCTTCCAGGCTCATAGAATTCCATTTATTAATATCTTCTACGCCAACAAACTTTAACAGCGTATTCATGTCATCCTTGATTTCCTGTGGGGAATCAGCCTGGTTTGCTAAATGCCGGGTTACTTCAAAAAAGAAATGCCCTGATTCATGGAGAAATGTTGATAAATCAGCACTTTTAAATAAATTAATCGCGCTTTCTGTTTTAGTAATATCTTCCGCGAATTGAAAAGAACCCCTTGCTTCCCTTTGTTTTTTCTGGAAAACGGCTAAACTGGGGCGGGTTTTATTAAATGCTCTTTTCAATGGGGCAACATCAAACCCTGGTTGTCTCCCTGCATCATATGAGTCCGGGGCAGGATCTTCATATTCCATGGTTATCTTTTCCCCGGTAATACTCTTAACCATCTTGGCCGCTACATCAGGAACTAGGCGGTCATAGAAATCGACCATGCCCTTATCACTAATCTCTACATTGCCAGTATCAATAGAATGAGTCCCGTCTTTAATAGGTTCTTCAAGTAAAGTTCGTGCTACGTCTTTACCTACCATGGCGGGCAGATTCTTTTGTTCTACCTTGCCCACATCTGTCCAATGATCGCCAAGCCTGTTTGTACCCACGAAATGTTCCGCTCTTACAACAGAAAGTTGCTTGATCGCAGGGTTGTATTTTATCCTTGCGACGGTACTGACAAGTGAAGATTTATACCGTTCTGACTGCTGTGATCCTGAAGTCCACTCTACCCGGTCAAAGTCATTCTCTACTGCGTAGGTAATAATCTTTTTCATAGCCAGCCCAACGTATGCGCTTTGGCTGTCAGTAAACGGAACCTGTACTGGTGTTGTTTTTCCACGGACAGCACTTTCTAGATCCGATTGTATTTCATCTATAAATAGGATTTTCTTGCCATCTACTTCCCTAGTCTGTTTTCTTATCCATGTAATAATATTTGCATGCCCAGGGAAAACATGGGACTCAAATGCTCTTGTAGGGCGTGGCCCATTCTTGTAAATCTGCTGGATTCTTAGTCTATTTTTATCAAAATACCTTTCTTCTTCTTTCGTAAAAACATCCTTTGCATCTTTATGTCCCGGTAGAAATTTAAGATTTTTGTCTTGGACGTATGACTGCCATGTAGGAAAACGCAAAAGATCATTGTATCCAGGTTGGTAATCTCGCGTTCCATAAATATGAATTGCATGGTTCCATAACTTTTGTACTACATTAGTTTCCAATTCTAATTTTGGGGCAGCCCTTGGCGGAAACTTGAGCAAAATACTACTTTCATCTTCTCCACCGGGAAATGTGTAGTCAGTAAGGTCAGTGCCGATTTCAGAAAATGATTCAGGGGTTTGCAGGTCTTCAAGTTCAGCCCGGGCGTTTTCCCATGCCCTATTGCTTAGTATTTCATTCATTGGATCATTTGAATCATAAACTTTTTTTTCTATTTCTTCCCGATGTTTGTCTTCTATGCGCTTTCTAGTAACTTCTACTGGTTCCCCTGTGATGCTATTCCCATCCGCATCCTTCTTTGCTAAACGGAATATTTCATCCTGAACCAACATATCAAGACCTGCCTCTACCTCTCGTTTTAATAAATCATCAAAATACTGTTCTGCCCGGTCATGGAGTTCATTTTCATAGTCCTGGTTATTTAATTCAACAAAGTCATCATTGGCCCCTATCATGCTACCAATTTCTACGGTTTCGATGCTTATGCCATTATTGAAAAGGAAATTGCTAATTTCGGATTTGGTGATCTTGTATCCTTTGCCAGCTTTAACCTGGGCTAATTGATCTTGAAGTCTAGAAATATCAGCATCTACCAAATTATAAGAATCGTCCCCTTTTATATAGGCATCTCGTTTCTTAACCCGCCTTTCAATCGCATCTTCTAAATCTAGGATTTGTGCTTCTTGCGTTTTCGTATCCAGCCATTCAAATATGCCAGTCCATTCTAATTCCTGTTGTTTAACCCCAAGTTTCTTGATGACTTGCTTCCAGCCCTTGGATGTTTTAGGTTGGGCTTTGCTATCTGGGAGTGCATCAAAGGATTCTGCCAATTTAGAATAATACCAGTCTGGCTTGGCATTCGCCTGGTCCACCCTATCTTGGAATAAAGTAAATCCTTCTTTTTGGACCCTTTCTCTTAGTTCCTGGGTAATGGGGATGATATGGTAACCTTCATCCTCAAAGCCCCCTTCTTCCTTCATTGGGTAGCCATCAATATGCATATGAGTTGCTACTTGCTTAGTTAGCTTCTTCATAATTGAAGGCATTTTTTTATCGTACTGGTTTTGATATAAGGTTCGGTATCTATCACTCCATCTATCAACCAATGTCTCAGAGTTAGACCAGGCTATAGACCCATACCCACCATCTACCGCATCAACGATTGCCCTTTTCAAACCAAGCGAAAGCCAAGAATCTCCCTTGAATGGAACATCAGGAACGCCCTTTTCTTCGGCAGCTATTTGTCTTTTTAGCGTTTCTTCTTCGGCGATGTAATTTTGCAGTTGTTCAATTTCTTCTTCACTAAATTGATCTTTAATTATCTTTTCAGTAATATCCCATTTCCTTTTATAAACCGCACTTGAACCTACAAACCGCCCTGAATTTGTTAGCTTTGTATATCTATCCATCCATCTTTCAGGGAAATCTTCTTTTATCTGGAATGAAGCTATTTCCGAAAAATCCCCAAAATCAAGTCCATACTTTTCCAGACCAACATCAAATATGATTTGCCCTTTAAATCGTTTTTCATCATATATTTGCTCTGTTTCAAACGCGCGTTGCAAGCGAGTAGTAATTTCCGTGCTTGCCAATAATTCCTGTGCTTTGGCTTCTTCTATTTCTTCCCTAGTCTTCCCGGTTCTATATCCTTTCTGCCGGCCATCTTGATGCCAATCAGATTGAAATTCTTCGATAAAGTAGGTTTTATCTAAATGAAAATATGTAACATCTTTAGGTTCTACTGGAACAACTCCAGAAGCTGGAACCTGTAAATAGGAGCGGAAATTTTGGCCCGCAGGGAGCAACATTCCTATTTTCCCAGACTTCCCAACAACTTTGCCTTGGGGAACATTGCGAAGGTGATACCCATATTCCGCTCTGGCTATCTTTCTTCCATATTCCATTTTTGCTTTCATTGAATTATCAGCACTAACCCCAATGCCTTTGGCTGTAGCTTCTAACTGCCCCTCATAATCATCAGAATAATCTTTGCCATCCTCATAAACGATAAATGGTTTTTCATACCGCCGTCTCAAATCCCCAAAAGTTTCTTCTTTAATTTCAAAGCCAGGGGGGTAAGGCAAACTACTCTTGTCCCCCTTATCTGCCTTAATTGCTACAGCATCATCAGGGGGCGGTTTTAAGATCTTACCTTTGCCCATAGAAGAACTTGGAGGTATTGTATAGATAGATTTCATCTGTGGAGAAATATCATCCGTGCCTTCCCCGGATAACATCTCTCTATCATCAACTCTTAGGAACGCAACAATATTCCTATCTGGAAAGTGGGCTTCTTCATAAAAATCTTCTTCTATATCTGGTAGGGTTAGCTTGACTTCACGGTAATTTTCCTTATCCCCATCCATGGTATAATCTTCCCACTTTTTGATCGTTTCATCTCCCGTCGGGGATATTAGATCTTGTTCTACGGCATAGTCCATTGCCTGAATTTTTGCTTCAGAAAGGGAATAGATTAAGTCACCTTCAACTATATTTGCAGGATTCTGCCAGCCCCCTCTACGAATATCCCAACCCTGGGCATCATTGCCCATAAGGGATAACCCAATCGTATCGTCCATGGTTTCTACAATATAAACAGGATCTTGCATATACAATTCTCTTGCTCTAGCTTCTACCCCTTCTTCTATTTCTGACTCATAGTTTTCTACCATATATTCCCATATCTGCGCCTGGTCCTTATCCCTTTCTATATTTTCTGGGATGTTACGATCTTCTTCTTTCGCGAGATCCCATACAACCTTATCCATAATCCCGTTATAGTCTGCATCGTCAACCAAGTATTTCCATGCTTCCGGGTCATCCCATATTCTTTCAGAAGTCCATGCAATTTCAGCATCTCCTTCTAAATTTTCATCTTCTGCTACAACTACTTCCAACTTGATTCCATTGTTCCTTGCGAAAGCAACAACCCTTTCTCTGCTAAACTTGGCTTTTGGGTTGCCAGTTAGGAATTCTTCAATCCCTGAAAAGTTGAGTTCTTCTTTCTTGATTCCTGGCATGGTTTTTAGCTTCGCCCAAATATCTTTCCCGTTTGCCTGACCTACCTTCGGGTAAGTATCCGGGTCTTTTTTCCATGCCGGGAGGTTCATATCTTCCAGTGCTTGCTCTAATGCGCTATATAACCCATCACGACGGGCAGCCTGTTCTAGAATGTTAGGACTATCAGTAGGGCTTACATTGAAGATAGATTTGCTTTGGTTCGGCTCAAAGGTAATAAACTGGTCTTCAATAAAGTAATCAGTCATTGCCTGGGTTTCACCAGGTTCCGGCTTTCTTAAAAAGGCTTCCCTCGCACCCTTAACAATAATACCGTCATGGCCTAGCCGTTTTGCTACTTCTACAACATTGGCTATGTTCTTGTTAGACAAAGTATTGTCCTTGACATCTGCCATGGCTACACTAATAGGATTATCAAAGTCTAGTATGAATGGGTTTTTAATATCTAGGAATACAGGAAGAACATTTTGCCCACTAGTCTTTTCTTCTACTGCGGCAAATTCTGAAAACCTAGAAGCTAGATCAGGAGTGCTTGCAAAGAAGAACCCAAGTTCTTTCCCCCCTTGCTTGCCTGTTATCTTGCCTTGTGTTGACTTGTCAAAGGATTCAATGTTAGCCGTCGTCCCATGATAAACAACTCTTGGCTCCCCTTTTTCATCTGTGATTTTAGAATCTTTAAAGAATGCTTCAAACTCTGGAGTGCGTTTGACCGCTTCGGCAGCCTGTTCTAAAGTCTGGACTTCATCTGATATTTGGGATTCCCCGCGAATTCTTAGCGGGAATTTCTTGTAAACTTCTTCTGGGGTTTTCCCTAATTTCTTGGCGAGACTAGCAAACATAGCCTTATGCAGAGAGGCATAAGTGTCCGCGGTTTCATCATTAAACCTACCAGTTTCAATAAGTTGTTTCCTTACCCCATCAAAAACCTTTTCAGATGAAGCAATAAATTCCGTATTCTGTGCCTGTTCCCGCAGGATGCGTTCACCTTTTTCAGCTAGTTCTTCAAAGGCTTTTTTTTCTTCTTCTGCTAGAAATGCCGTCGTCCCATTTGGATCAAATTTTACATGAGGGCTAATCTTGCTATTGGCTACCACGTCCCCGGCGATTTTGTCCGTATAAACGGAAAGAGGGATAACAATATCCCCTTCCCCTTCAAGGGCATCTTTAAACTGTTCTGTCGCCCCTATTTCTTCAACTAGCAGATCCACATCATCCTGGTAGACTTCTTGCAGCTGTTTTGCATCAATATATACATTGTCAATGCTTGTCCCTTCGTGGACGCGTTTGACGAATTCCTTGTGCGTTTCTCCATCCCGCTGTTTGAGTTTTGACCCTTGGACATTTTCACTCAAACTATTCAAATATTCCTGGTTAGCCGTAGCCTGGTCTGCATCCCTTTTTTGGTTATACATGGAAATAGTTGCCCCAGGAATAGCCAGAATAGTCATAGCTTTTAGGGTTTCTTTAAAGACTTCCCCAACCTGATGCTGTATTTCTGCCCCAGTAATGCTTTCAAATTCTTTGTCTGATAAGGCTTTTCCTGTTTCTACCCCAGTTATAGCGATTAGTTCCTGCCCGACTTCCGTTGCCGTTTCCCCGGCTATAGTCTTGCCAAAAGTCTTAACCCCGGCTGCTATCTTACTTTTCTTCGCGGTTTCCTGTAATATTTTGCGTTTGACCCCGCTAAGAAATCTTTTTTTAATGAGATCTTTAAAAGGGGAAGCGATTATCTTGGCCCCAGTAACTTCTAATAACCCGGCAAAATCCCCGGCAACCTCCCCTACATTGTTGGCTATATTCTTTTCAACCCCCGCATCAACTAAATCCTGGGCGATAAGCCCTCCTTCTACCTGCGAAGATTGGCGATAAAGTTCTACCGCTGCCCCAACAGAAGCCGCTGTAGCAACAACAGCCGGTGCCGCCGGGCCCGTGAGCGCAGCCCCAGTTGCCGCCGCCCCACCTGACAAGGCTCCCGCTGCTATAACTTGTGGGACCCCTTCTATAAATGTGCCAATAGCCTTGGCGGCCGCTTCCACAAAACCCCCAGAGCCTCCATCTAGTTGCCTTAATTGATCTTGTATTTCCTTGATTCTATTTCTTAGTTCTTGTTTTTCGGGTTCCGTCAATTCATCTTCAAATATTTCCCCCATTAGCCTACGCCTAGCAAGACCGAGCTCTCTGGTTTTCATCCCCCTTTCTAGTCCGACAGAAGCATCTCGATGCAATCCTTCAAAGTAGCCAAGGTTTTCAAAGTCATCATTCGCAAACATGGAAAGATTGGTTTCTAACGTCATTTCTTTCAGCTTGGGAGATTTATCCAGTATTTCCTTGTTTTTGTCTATCTCAACTGAACGCTCAATACCATCAACATCTTCTTCAACCAATTCTTCCATTAAACCCGTTGTTTCTGATAATTTGCGAACCTTGACCGCTTTATCCGGGTTTATAGTTTTAGCTTCTTCAAGAATATCCAGCAGCATCGCATCATCTTTTTTTTGATCAATTTCCGCTTGTTTCGCCGCGCCATTATCATCTGGGATTTCTATTTCAGTATCTTCTAAGGCTTTCCCCGCTTCTTCTAAAAGCGGACTCTGTAGTTGCTCTCTGCGTTTTTCAAATTCTAGGAAAGAATCAAGGCTATTCATCGAGCAGCCCTTTCTTTCACGCGAATCACATAATTAAGTATCGGAACTATTTCTTTGCCATATCTACTAACCAGCGTATCTACATCTTTTGCTTTTAGTGTTGTCAAATCATTTCTCATTAACGAATCAATAATCCCATCCCTTGTCATGGTAGTCCCGTCCGGAGTTCTAATTTTCCCGGTAGTAAGCGCCCTTCTGCGTTTTTCAATCTTTTCCTTCTTCTTTAATGCTTCTAATGCCCCAGCGCGATCTTTGTATCTCCAGGTAAGACCCTTTTCTATAATATATGCTTGCAGAGACTTGAGATCTTCCCCTTCTGTGTTGTCAATTTCCCTTATCAAAACTTCTTCGCCATTCGGCGTTAAAACATAGGCTGTTTCAGATTCTTCTTCATTGAGCAAAATAGCCGACACTTCATTGTCCGGGGAAAAGGTATTCTCCCTCATAACCTTATCACCCATACTAAATTTTATTAAACTTTCCCTTTGCCTGTATGTTGGCTCGCTTGGCAACCCGGCTGCTATGTTGCTTGTGCGAATACTGTCAAATGCCTCCATAATTTTTGTCTTGAACCTAAATCCTCGCTGTTCCTTATCTTCGCCACCCCCCTCTGCGGCCTTAAACTCCGCATCATAAAATTCAATAGAACTTTTAACATGAGACTCAATCGGCTGAACTTGCTTGCCAGGCTTTGGCAGAGTTGGGGCAAAGTTTTTCTTCATTAACCTTTGAACCTTTGACGGCTTGTAAACCATTTTCACTATTTCCGTATATTCATCAATACTTGCCTTTCTAGGGTCTCCCTTCTTTCGCAGTTCTTCTTCTTTTTGCAAAACCATGGAATTGACTTCATCTTGCAATGCAAACCGGGTTCTTTCATTGCCATCATCTGAAAGTTTAAAAAACCCTTCATGCGTTCCTAGAATATCTGATTTCGCAAGAAGACTGCCTGATGTCTTGCCTAGTATTTCCGCCTGCAGATCAATAAAG